CGAACCTAGTGGAGAAGCGATATTGTCACTAAGACAACTTTGTTTTTTTGCTTATAAGTGTGATTTTCCTTTTTCTGAACAACAGGAGCGGGACACACTCGAAGGTTTTCTTGCTACGGAGCAAAAAGTCGTCGAGTGGTCTGAACAGAGTAACTGGTTGGACCATGACCCTTTGATTAGGGTTGCACGGACTTTGACTGAGAACGTGTTTAGCGACTTCAGGATTGCGCGCCTACGACCAAAGCATGGCCCTGGCGTTGCTGCGAATTGTTTGCAGCACAAAAAGTTTACGCATACCCTGACTCCACAATTACCTGTCTATGAAAGCCATTCGTCGCATTTTTATTTTAATGCGAACGAGGCCTTTGAGGACCTTTCGAAGGTTTCTCCGACAAAGCATCACGACCTTTTCAAAAGGTTTGGCGTTGCTAAGGTCATATTGGTACCTAAAGACTCTCGTGGCCCAAGGATTATATCCTCAGAACCCGTTGAGAATCAATTCATACAACAGGGAATCATGCGATATATGGTGGACAAGCTCGAAAGCTTTCCTCTTACTGCTGGTCAAGTGAATTTCACTAATCAGCAATATAACCAGACTATCGCCCTTGAATCCTCTAAAAGTGGTAATTTTGCCACTCTTGACTTAAAGGAGGCATCGGATCGGAACTCGAAAGTCCTTTTTGATGCTATTTTCAAGGATTGTGGAGAGCTCTATGAGTCTATTCTTCAATCAAGGTCAGCAGCTACGGAACTGCCTGATGGTACGATTGTGCCTTTAAGTAAGTTCGCGCCAATGGGATCAGCTTGTTGCTTTCCCGTCATGTCTTATACGATTTTTATCCTCCTTTACGTAAATTTTGTGTACAGGTTGGGTATGAATCCAGAGCTTGCATCGAAGTGCATTTTTGTTTACGGTGACGACGTCGCCGTGCCATCTCAGTACTTCCATGAGACCTCTTCCATCTTAGAGCAATACGGGTTTAAAGTTAATACCCAAAAAAAGCTTTTTTAATGGAAAGTTTCGCGAGTCGTGTGGCGTTGATGCCTTTAATGGTAAAGACGTTACACCCATCCGGCTGCGTAAACCTATGTTTGTGCGGGATAACGTTAAAACTTATAAAGAGTTTAAACGTTTAAGAAGTTACGATCCGTATATTCTACGGAAAGTCGGACCTAAAAGTGGAGTTTACAAACTTTGCTTAAAGGATGGTTCTATCAAACGAAAGAACTTCCTTTGGTCCTTCAAGGGGTATTACCCAACTTCTTCCAACATGTACAGCATTGTGGAAACTGCTAGACAACTTCAAAAAAGAGGTTGTCATCTTTCAGCAGAATACTTATACCGCAATGTTGAGCACGTTACTGGTAGGCTTCCTTTTGGAAAGGATGGTTGCGGCTATTTAAGTCGCCATTACTCTGATCCAGACACCGTTGCGA